TGGCCACCGTGGTGAGAAACTAATCTCACCCTTGTGCGCGTATTTCTACGCTTGGTGAACGGAGCCTCGGAGTCAGAACCCCGAAGAGCCGCCATCATTAGCACGGTACTCCACCCGTGCTTATAACTCAGGCTGTCATCACTGACAGGCTGGGTTACTAGTTCAGTCCAACGCCAGGAATACGTTTTGCGATTCCAAAGCGCAAACTGACTAGTCATAAACTCATCAAGATCGACCTCGAACGCCGTATCCACATTCCCAAGATAGGGTCTGCAGTAGCGGAATTCGAGTGGTATCTTACCGCGGAGAAATTCGCGGATCTCATAGAAAAGGGCTTTTGGCCTTTCTCGACTGAGGGTGAGATTATGAAACTTGAATATATCCCTTAGAGAACCAAGGGTATAGTCAAGAGTGATGGGACGAACGTCCTCACCATTGTACCAATCTGCACCACAGGACTCTCTGAATGGACCCGTTAAGAAGGTCTTATCAGGGTTGTGCCTAAATCCTAACACTCGAAGTAGTTTTAATACTTCTGGTGCTAGACTACCGCGTACGATTATGTCATCACCATAAACTGAAAAATCATATTTACGGTTGTGACGGTCGTATACGGCGGCACAGACACTAGAAAAAATTAGTGTCTCAAGTGGAAAGCAGAAGCCGTTTCCCATCGAGACGAATTTATGGTATCGTTTTTTGACACCATTATGTTCGTACTCAAATGAGCGAGTCCCGTTTAGCAAACGGAACCACTCTGGGGGCAATAGATCCCTCACAACTTCTAGCGACATACAGTCACTAGCTGAAGAGAGGTCTATCGTCGCAAACGGGTCGTCACCACCCATCGAGCCCTCTCGGGCGAGATGTTGGTTACGAGATTGGTCTTTTAGATCAATCCCGTGTCTAAAAAGGCATCTCCTTAAATAAAGGTCGATACCCTTCTGGACATACCCGTTCAACAGCGGCTCGGCTGCGATAGTCCGATGGACCTTCGCAGTCTTGGGCACAAGCTCGAGTTTGTTATGTGTCACCATATGCACTCTCTGCAATAGAGCCTGCTCGAAAGAGTCAGGATCGACGCAGTAATGGCGAGCCTCCTTCGTTAGAAGGAGTAACTCCCACACATGAGGATCACTCCTCAATGCGGCGAGGGCATATGGTAGTGCCGAAGGTGTGACGGACCAACTTGGTTCGAGAAATTTTCTTGCCAAGTGGGTAGCATTACCGCTAACACCGACGCTTGCACCTGGTCCATGTCCACATAGGGTCCAGATAGCTTGGAAATCGGGTTGTAACCCAATCACCTTTGCTATCCAACTCCGGGCGCGAGCTCGGAGCCAAGACGACCTCTCTCTGCCTACTTTACGTTCGGCGGAGAAGATCTGATTGTACCTTTTACACAGGTGTTCTGCCTGGTAAAATTTATCAAGAGCCGATTTCCCGGGGTCAACTCCGGGTATCGGACCCTTGAAGGGGTACTTTCTGATTAATGCGGCAAGCTGATTATCGGCAAAATGCTTCGCCGGGTCGTGATACTCTGTAGCGACCAAGGAATCAGCGTAGTCTAATAGCTTCGCAATAGACTTAGACCTCAAATATCCGAGGACTTTATCTTCATGCTCGGCTAAAAGACTACTGGACCGAAACACAAGGCTAAGGCACTCAGCGTAAAGCTGATGCGCCGAAGCCTGGAGCGTCTGCTCAAGGCGAAAACGCGCCATTCTTTTGGATTTCATTACGATCTCCATGGTTATGGTGCGGGCTTTCCAAAGCCGGCACGCTTCACGCGTTACATGCTAAGGATCAAGTGCAGAAGCTTGCTCAACAGTCTTACGGTTAGGGTAACGGCGTAAGTGGTGAGAGGCCAGAAGTCATTAATGGCTTCTAGCAACACCACTAATACGATCCATATCCCAACCAAAGTACCGAGAGCCATCTTAAGCCCAGAATCCACAGCATGAAGCAGTAAAGCAGCAAGCCAAGATAAGAGGCCAGCACCAACTGAACGAAGAACATTAATCGTCCTTGAAGCAAACGCTTTAAGGGACGGTTCATGTCTTGCTCCTTTCAAGGACTTCATGAGAAGCAAAACCCGCGATCAGAAATTGACCGCGGACTTCTTCACGATATCCTTGTAGGAGGCGGAGGCCAGAAAGGCCCCCATATCGTCCAGGATGGCGTCGATGTCAGCACTCGCCGCGCCGACCGGGATACTCGTCTTGATTTCCAAGATGGCATCGCCGGTTGGCGTGAGAGCACCCGTGAGGGTCAGCGTGCGCGTCAGCTTTCCGTCGGACCTCACTACGCCGGAGAACGTTGCGGTCGGTTTCGCAGCAGTCCTGCCAATGGACAACTTGTCCTTGACGGAGCTGGTGTGATTCGGACCGGCGTATCCGACGAGGTTCGGACCGACGGAATCGGCAGCGTACGTTTTTGCGTTGACTGAAAGCGACATTGGGAAATTGCTCCCTTGGATAACAAAATGAAGGTTATGCCTATAACAAAATGTTATAAGCAGGTAAGACCTTAGGCTTCTACGCTCTTGGCTTTATTAGAAGTACTCATTCGGTCATTTAGACCGAAGCCGCTGAGCTATAAGAGCCGCAGAGTCTACAGCGCGATGGTCCTTGATAGTTTGTGCAATCAAGTCCCAATTTAATTTGCTCTGTAAACTCGGGAGTGGTAATACTGGGTCACGATAAACACTAACGTAATCCAGGTTCTCACTCCCCTGCATTGGACGTAGCAATACAGTAGCACCATCCGTCGGGAACGAGCTTGTGACTACACGAGCGACTGAAATTTCGTCAATCGTCGTTGTCCACGAAGCAAGAACCCGAGTCATAGGATGTGGCGTCCAGGCACGCACATAATCCCCTACGTTCACGAACCAATCAGCTACAAAGCTATAGGGAATAAGTTCCCAGGCGGCAGCTGGCATCGAGGCGAAATTAACGCCGAGAAAATCCAGAGTCGTCATATAAGCTTCCCATAAAACGCCAGCACGCGTAGTAAGCGTGTGTGACCGATTATGGTTAAAGTTGGTTGATACGGTCCCGTGGGGGTATGTGACTGCGGTAGTCTGTTGAGTCTTCGTAACAGAGTTTCCTCTGCTAGTCTTCCTCACAGTCCGCGGCCTATGGCCAAGGGCCTTCAGAGAGTTGCTAATGTCTGACAATAACGGTCGAATTCCGAACCGGTACGTCAACCACTCGTTAGACAAGTACTGTCCTAACGTGAGAGCGCGGCCTTTAGCTGTCCCATTCTTTTTCGAACGAACTTTCGTAAGAAAGGAATGAAGATTAGCTAATGGATGCCGAAACATCGTCCATGTCTGCTTGAACTCAGCTAGGAAGACGAGTAAATCCTCGTCAGCTTGGCCGACTCCAGCCCATGCCTTTGTCGCGGCTTTTCCAACCTCGCTGTCCCTTACCTCTTGTGAAATTAGCCAAATGGGTTTAATTGCACCCCATTGTGGGTCTAATGACAGAAGATACGTAAGTTGCGGTCCCGTCCTCTCAGACTCATTATATCTCACCCCACCTGGGCATGTGATACTACCTAAGTAGTACCATATTCCATTGATGGAGTTTGATATTTTGGTGTCCTGCTTCCAGAAGGTGTTACAAAATACCTCACCGGCGGCAGAACGTCTTTTGAAGTTCGGTACCTGGACATCCCAGACCTCGGTGTATTGTCCGACTTTTCCTGCTACAAATGGTGTAGTACTGGGAGCGACTGTACCCAGAATTGTACACCTTGTAGATTACGGAAATGTCGTTCAAAGCACCTTTGGATCTGACTCTCATAAAAGTGGATACACTGTTCCATTCTGAAGGTTGCTAGTTTAGAAAACCCAAACTAGCGGAGGACTGCCTTATCGCCGACAGTTTCAACCACCCTAACTTATAGCAGGTCCCCTTTCGGGGCTTTCCTGCAATAAGTGGAGAGGGTAAGGTATTGGACCTACACTGGACCACAAAGGTAAGACTAGTTTCCTAGGCTTACCTCTCCTAGGCTTGCGCCTAGTAAGGTACCATAGTTGGTTTTCTACCTTCCCTCAAGGATGGCCTACGTTGGGTAAATGAAATAGGACGCACAGGCGCTCCATAGCCCCATAAGGGTAATGGTTTGCTCCCGTGTGGAGCCTACTTCGATGTACCCAAAGCAGCACGGAGATGTCAGAAGTCTGACACCTATATAATCCAAATGGACGCTCAATTGAGCCTGCCAAAAGGAAAATATAGTTCTCCGAGTGGGACCCCTAAGGAGGGG